TTAAAAGGTTTAGGTGGAATGAAAGCATCTCTTGTTTGATCGTAAGTAAAACCAATACCAGCAAAGTTTTTTCTAATATTTCCATTGTATGAAGTTTGTTTCCAAACATCTCTAGTGTTGTAAAGTCTATTAATAAAATCTACTCCAGCTTGTTCAGTAGTTGCAATATCATTAGATACTACAATTACTTGTTCAACTATATTTCCTGTTCCTAGTTTTGCAAAGTGTGCCATTATGCTGTGTAACTCCCTGATGCGTTAAATACTAATATTGTATCTGAACCTGATGTAGAAACTGTAGGTGAACCAGTTGTAGTTCCTGAATAGTTAGCAGTTGCCATACGAAGTATTACAACTCCTGAGCCACCACTTCCTCCATTTCCTCCACCAGGTGTTCCACCATTTCCTCCACCGCCACCACCGCCTGTATTTACTGTACCATTACCTGCAACTGTAGAACTTTGAACACCTCCTGTACCACCTCCACCAGTGCCAGCATCTTTTGTACCTGATCTTGAACCACCTGAACCTCCACCGCCTCTATCAACAGCAGAACCAGTTATAGAAGATGATAAGCCATCTCCACCAAATCCTGCTCCATCTGTGTTTCCAGCTTCAGCAGCTCCACCTCCTCCACCACCAATAGTACCTGAAGTTGTTCCAACACCACCATTAAAACCTTGATTAGCTGTTCCATTTCCACCTGCATCAGCATTTAAGTAATTGCCACCACCACCAGAACCACCATTTCCACCAGTTGATTCGCTTGGTCTTGAACCTCCTCCTCCACCTCCTGAAGATGTAATTGTTGTAATTCCTGTTCCTGAAATTGAACTATTAACTCCTACTACACCTCTTGCAGAACCACTAGTAGCACCAGCACCTCCTCCTCCTACTGTAACTGTATAAACTGTTCCTATTGTAAATGATAAACTTGCTTCTGAACTTCCTCCTCCACCAGATGTTTCTGTTGAATATGAATTTCTATATCCTCCTGCACCACCTGCTCCTGCATCATCAAATCCACCACCTCCTCCTCCAGCTATTACTAAAAAATCTACTGAATATGATGTTGGAGATAAAGCATCTGTTCCTTCATTTATACCAGATGAAGCTAACCAACCTTGTGTTGAATCTATATATGTTAATGTTGCACCTTCTCTTTCACCTGTTAATCTTAAATTATCTGTTCCACCTTCTATTTTATTTCCATTAGGATTAATTGTTAAAGCATTTGTGTCAAAAGTTCCTGCGTAATCTAATAATATAATTGTATCTCCAACAGAAGGAGTTGCAGGAAGTGTTACTGTGAAAGCAGCTGAAGTTGTGTTACAAGGATAACCTCTACCAGCAACAGCAGTAAAACCAGTTGTTTGAACTGATTGCCAAGTAATTAATCCTGATATTCCAGAAGCTAAATCAGCAGCACTAATAATACCATTAGGTATATCGTCTGATGTTAAAGGTGCATTGGTAGGTTTTCTTCCGACAAATCCCATATTTTTATTTCCTATGAACTAATATCGTCAACTGTTGATACCCAAATATCTAATGATGAAGCTGCACTTGATACAACTTTTAAAGCATCACCAGATTGAACAACAAATTTAGCTCCACCATCAAGAACTTGTAAAGCAGAACCTGCTGGGATTGGAGCATCTTTGACTAAATAAATATCGTTTGTGCCATCGTTAATATAAACTGATGCAGTAACTGCAGATGCTGTAACATTCGCTACAGATATTCCCACAACTGTATCATAACTATTTGCTGTAAATAATGTTGCTGCTGATACTCCAACATCATTACTTGTAAATCTTCTAAAATTTTGTGCCATATTTTATTTCCTATGTTAATTTCTACTGTTGTTTAAATATTTAATTGCATTATTTAATAAGTCAATGTTATCTTTTAACAAACCTATTCCGGTATTGCAATCACTACATAACAAACCTCTAATTTTACTTGTAGTATGACAATGATCTACTGCAAATGCTCTTAGTTTTTTTCTGTAATACCCATTATTATCTACTCCGCAAATTGAACACTTACCATTTTGCTTGGTTAATAATTCATTATAATCTTGTAAAGATATTCCGTATGCTTTTTGTAATTTACTATTTTTATCTATTTTGTAATCGTAAATATTATAACACTCTTTACATTTTGATGTAGTTTTAAATTTACCTAACTTGTTTTTATAAAATTTAATTAATGGATAAGTATTTTTACAAGAAGTACATTCTCTTTGTTGCATAACTCAGAGAGCTATACTCATAGCAATAGCAAAACCTGCTCCTGCTTTGTTGTCTATTTGAGTTTGAATAGCTGAAGTTACACCATTCAAATAACCAAATTCTGTATTATCTACTGTACCTGTTCCAATTTTAGTAGCAGCTATTGAATTAACTGCAATGTTAATTGTTCCAGATGCTGTTACCGGTGAGTTAGTTACTGTAAATTCTGAAGATCCTGCATCAGCTAAACCTACGGAAGTTACTGTTCCGCCTGAGCTTGGAAATACTTGTGTATATGAAATTGAACTAGAACCAAGTGTAGCACTTGTGTCTGTAGTGCATAAAAATAAATCGTCAGCATGAGTAGAACCCTCTGATACTAAAATTAATTGTCCAGCTAATTCTGATATTGTGTCATATTCTGTATCTCTTGAAGCAGCACCTGAAGCTACAACAGTATATAAACCATTTTGAGATGCAGTAGATTGATCTTTTAATAAAACTCTATTTCCTGTTACTAATGTAATACCATCTAATGTATCACCGTTTTCTAATCCAGAAGATATAGCTACGTTAGTAGTAGAAGCAACTCTTGCAACAGCTCTTGTTCTAAGTCCAGCAACTAAATTATCAACATAGTTTTTAGTAGCGGCTTCAGATGTAGATGAAGGATCACCTAATCCTGTAATTGTTCCACCAGTTACAGCAACGTTATTTGCATTTTGAGTTGCAATAGTTCCTAATCCTAAATTAGTTCTTGCAGTAGATGTAGAAGATACATCTGATAAATTATTTGAATTTGTTAGTTTAGTTCCTAATTGAGTTTGAACTGCAGAAGTTACTCCACTTAAATATCCTAGTTCTGTGTCAGTAGTTGCAGATACTGCAATCTTTGAAGATGAGTTAGATATAACTGCTCTTGAAGCTGTTAAAGATTCTGTATCAATTGTAGTTGCTGATCCAGTAATCGTTGCTTGCTTTGCATCTAATTGAGTTTGAATAGCACTTGTTACTCCAGATACATAACCTAATTCTGTAGATGTAACTGTAGTTACAGCAACCTTACCAGAAGCATTTGAAGCTAAAGCTCTGCTTGCTGTTAAATCTGCTGATGTAATTGTAGTAGCGCCACCTGTAATTGTAGCTTCTTTAGTATTTAATTGTGTTTGTATTGCAGAAGTAACTCCGTCAAGATAACTGAATTCTGTATTTGAAACTGCACCGCCACCGATTTTAGCTGCGTCAATTGCTGCTGATGCAGAAATCTTAGCATTAGTAATTACTAGTTCTGGTATTGAATCATTTGTTTTAGATAAAGCACCAAGATAAATTGTAATAGTTTCATTAGATAATGAACCACTATCCCAAGTTACTGTTACAGTTGTGTTAGTTGAAAATGTAGTTGCACTAATTGTTCCGTAAATAGTTCCTGTAGAAGAACCGATTGCTTTAACTCTACGACCAACATGATAAAAGCTTGTAACGTCTGCACTTGATACTGTGAATGAAGTTGATGAAGCATAAGTAATTGTAAATGTACTATCTCCGTCTCCATAAATAACCCATTGAGAATCATTATACCATTCTCTAATATCAGCTGTTAGACCTCTAAATGCGTTATTGATATTTGAAGGTAACATTCCTTCAGCAATACTAATTCCACCTATTGATGTATTACTACCTGCTGTTGAACTATAATCTTTTATTCCTGCCATATTAATCTCCTAAGAACCATGAGAAAACTTTATCGTTTTCTGTATTAAATTTATTTATATATGTATTTACCGCTTCTTCAATCTGTCTTTGAAAATATTCTTGTGTCTCAAATGAATACCTAACATTATCTATATCTTTTTCAATAACATCTACCATTATCTATATCCTGCTTTACTTGCAACAAAATCTACACCTTGTGCATTATGCCAATTTGTACCTGAAGCAACTTTAATATTAGCTCTAACATATCTTCCTGATTTTCTTACAGGATTAATACCACTATTTGTCATAGTAGATACACTAGATTGTGTAATATCATCTGCAAGACGCTCTCTTGTTTTAAGAGTAACTGTTGCTGTAGCATCTACTACTGGTCTTACACCAGTTATGTTTGCTCTTGCTCCTGGAAATATTTCAAACTCTGATGTTTCTATTTCTGCTTCTAATTGATTTCCAGAAAAGATAGCAGCTTTATAGTTACTATCAATTGCACCTAAATACAACTGTCCACCAGACCAGAAATCTGTGTCTAATGCAATGTTAATATCATCTAAGTCTTGAGATATAATATCCATTAACTCAACTGTATAAGCGCCAACGAACTGAGAAAATATTTGGCTAGCACTAACTTCTGCTAAAGACCATTTCTGAGTTGCATAATTATAAATTAAAATTCTATCACAAATACCAGTTGTATTATTTGTATTGTTAGATGATGGATATAACCACATCGCTAATTGATTAAATGGATCTACTGTTGCAACAATTCTATCTGTGTATGCTTTGTTTAAATTGCCATCAAAAAATCTATTAACTTTTTCAGCTCCAATAGCAATTACGTTATCACCATCTATTTGAAAAAATCCGTCATCAGCATAAAAGAATACTCTTCTATTATCTTGACAAATAGTTTTTCCATAAACTGCACCTCTGTTTGGAGATATAACTGATAATCTAAATACAGTTGCACCACCTACATAGTCCATACGAATAATTTGGTTTTGTCTAAATACATAACCAATTTCCCCTGATGTAATTCCAACAACTCTTCCGCCTGAACCTGGTAAATCTTGAAAATCTGCAGACTTTGAACCTTCTGTCCAAGTTGAAATATCATTTATTCCAGACCATTGAATTCTATTTGTTGCACCAGATATGTTTCCTGTAACTAAAAAATCTCTAATAACTCCTGACATTCTAAATAGAGGTGGAGTTCCATCTGTAGCAATAGTTGATAAAGCAGCAAAGTTTGTAGATGTTCCCATTAAATAATATTGAGGAGCGTCTATTCCATTACTTGCTATAATGTAATTTCCAAATTGTGTGAATGTCCAGAAATCTGTATTGCCACCAGTTAAAGAACCTTTTCTTGATGTAAATGTTCCTGAATCTAATTGGTAAATATTAGTATTAGTTGCAACAAAGTTATAAACAGTATTAGTATTATCTCTGAATGACCCAGCACCCCTAGCATTTGATGAAATCGTATTTGAGCTGTAAGCAACCAAACTTTTAAATGGTTTGTAACCTTGTAAAGCATAATAAACATTCTTAGCAACGTTTGCACCTGGATTCAAGTGTTCTGGTTGATCTGGTAACCATTCACCAAAAGGTACTTGCATATTGATTATTCTGTTATTGTTGTAACGTATCTTCTTGTAAATGGAGAAGCTACTGTAACATCTGATCTAATTTGTAATGGTGATCCAGAATAAGCATCTTCTCTATCATTTAATTCAATTCTTTCTAAAGCTGTTTGATACATTTGCGACCATTGTTGAACTTGATTAGGATCAAATCCACCTAAAAAATTAGCGGCATGAAATAAACTACCGTATAAATAAACAGCAGGGTGATCTGCTAAAATATAATTAGAAGTATTACTTGAAGTTAATGGATCAAATTTTTTATAATAATTTAATATTCCTGAATAAGTTGAATCTGGTCTTGGAGCAAATCTAAATGTTGAACCTAATATTGTGTATGAACTTGGAACTCCTGTTGTTGAAGATGCTTTAACTGCATCCATTTGTGCAGGTGAAATAAAAGTCATTGGGAACTTTGCCCCATTACTTAAAATATAAAAATCTCTTACTTGTAAAAATCCTGTTGGAACGGTTTCTGTTTCAGCGTCAATTGTAATTGTAGTTTGCGCATGCATCTGACGTATTCTTAATTTAGCATTTAAGTCTGCTTCAGTAAGAACAATAAAATCATCTGATATTTCAGAAGTTAAATCTGATCTATTTAACCAATTGGCAATTGTTGTTTTTAATTCTGTATATGTACTTAAAGCCATTATAATCTACCTGGTGCTGTTCTAAACATTTGAAATTCAGAACTGTTTAATTTTTTTTTTAGTATTTTCTTTTGAACATCAGAAGGCAAAGCAAACCAATTTGAATTACCATTGTATTCTTTTGACCAAATTTCTAAAACTAACGTTGGAATAGAAGCAACTCTTTTTAAATCTTTAGACTTAGAGTAACCATTGTTATGAGAGTATAATTTTTTATTATGCTCAACAATAGGTTTGTAATCTATATTTCTTTCAATAACAACTTTATCACTATCTGAGTGATAAGTAGTTGTCATTAAACCATCTTTCTCAACTATCTTACTCATAGTCTAACTTATCTAAATGTATTTTATTACTTAGACATTTGACTAACAGAAGCAGTTCCGCCAGAAGATACTTGTATAAAGCTAATTTTCTGACCTGGATTTACTCTGATAATCTCAATTACGTTAGCTGGTAAATATGTATCACTAGAAGTCGCTGTTGGTGCAGCAGCTAATTTATAGTAGCAAGCTGTAGTTGCAGCAATTCTTATGTGATGTATTCCAGAAGCAAACGCAGCGCTAACCGCAGCTGTTCCTGTGTAAGCAACGTTTTCATTTGATACAACTGCAAAAGCTGGATCTGTGCTATTACCTGACATTATTCGTTCTCCTCATCTTCATCGTTAATATTTGTGTCAATATCATCATCGTCTTGACAATTTTCACACACCTTGTTTGATTGTTCGTATCTTAAATCTTCTAAGAGATCAATGATACTATCAATTCTATCATCTAAATTTAATTGTTTTTTCTTTTTAATCATTTTTTTCTCCGTAGTTAAATGGGGATATTGCTATCCCCACTATAATTATCGTCTAATGATAACAGTTATGTCTAATGGTTGAGTCGTAGATGACGCACCGTCAGAAGTAATTGTTATGTATTGACCCTCAGTAACATTGTTATTAGCTGTTGGTTCAGCAATATCAACGTCTCCAGCAGCAGATCCTGAGTGAGCAACTGTAAATCCACCACCTGTTACAGTAGTTCCATTTATAGCAGTTGTTACAGCAGCATTAGCTCCTGTGATTGCTCCACCTAATACAGAAATAATTTCAATAATTTTTCCATCATCAGGTACAGCAATGTTAACTGAACTAGCAGCAGACACATCGTCTAATCTAGCAGTTAAAAAGTAGTCATTAAGTGTTCTCATTTTTTTTTCCTTGTTTGCTTCGTTCCGTCTTTAGACTTCAAAGACCAAACTAAGTTAAGTTAGATATAGGGGAGAATAATCCCCCCTATATTTTTGGGTTATTATGACGTTGTTAAGTCAGCAATAATTCCTGAACCAGATTCTTGTCTAGATTCAAGAGTATATTCCACTAACAAGAATTGTTTCATAGCATCACCAGTTTTTGCTAAATCTTCTAAAGAGAAATCTCTTAAGAAAGCTACAGCGAAAAGCTCTGGAGTTAATACGAAAGCATCTCTAGCTCTTTGGAATCTGTTTGGTGTTACTTGTAAAGCACCGAAATCAGATTCGTACACATCAACAGCAGCAACTAATCTTTTGTTTTCAGCTGGGTCAAATCTTGTAGATCCACCTGTAAAACCAGAAAGTTTTTGTTTGTTGAAAGAACCAACCATAACCATTGAAGGGTCTCCACCGTTATCCCATACTGATTTGATAACAGTTTTTAGTTGATCTTCTGTGAACGCTCTTTGAGTTCCATCAGTTCTAGCATTTGTTCCAGAAGTTCCTGGAGCAGATCCGCCAGATCCAGCACTTTGGTTAGTTTTTAACCAAGATCCTAGTCCTGAAAGTTCTCTAGCTGTTGAGTCATCCCCAGCAACTTGAGCATTATTGTCGCAAAGTGATGTTTCCATATCTCTTTTAAGCTCTTTTGAAGCTTTAGAAATTTGGTAAGCAAGCTCAGAATTTCTTCCAGCTTTGTTAACCACTTCTAACGTTCCGGAAATGATAACAGATTTTGTAGAAATCTGAGTAACGTTTCCTCTTCTTGTTGTGCTAGACGGTGCAGAAAAAGATACTTCATCTCCTTCAATCTTAGCATTGTCTGCAGCAGCAGATGCTAATGTGTCTAGTTGCCATTCATGATTCACCGCAGTCGCTTTTGACTTTGCAATGCTTGACATGAAAGGCGTATCAGTTGGAGATATATTATAGATAATATCTGTAAGATCTTCTCTAAGTCCAACTGCATCATACTTACTATATGTGCCTGATACTTGTGCCATGTTTATTTTTCCTTATTTTTTTTTGTTGGTTATAATGTCATAGAAGATGCTTGCGGCATCGTTGACATTGCCTGATTTTTTGAGACGACCCAACTTTTCTTTACGCTTCTGAAAATTAATATCAGAGCTATCTTTTTTCACACCAGAAGATAAAAACTTACCTGGCTTAGATGCTTGCGCAGCTGAGAGAGGTTTAACGTTCTTCATATTTCTGTACTTTAAAGCATCATTCACTAGCATAACAATTCTATGGTCATAGATTTGTCCAACTTCAGAATCATTAAATCCGTAAGAATTTAAAAAATTTCTTAAATTGTTTTTAATTGAACTAGCTTTTTGAGCATCAGTAAATTCTGGCATTTTTTGTGCCAAGATTCTTTGTTGCTCTTGTACGTATGAGTTCAGTTGTCTTTGTTGTTCCTGTTGTAACTTCTGAGCAGCTTCCATCATCTTATCCTTTTTAAGTCTAATTTGACGTTCTACTTTTGTAGCTTCAACTGGATCTTCTTCATACAATTTATTCAGATCAACATTGTTGATTTCTGAATTTAATTGTTGTTGTGTAAAAGCAAGTATCTGATTTAATTCAGACAAACGTTTAGAATAGTCTTGCCTTTGTTGATCCGTTTCAGACTGGAATTGCTTTTTTTCAAAAGATAATTCTTCTGTCTTTCTACGGTAATCAGCATCTCTGGAATAACCTTTTTTTAATTCATCTAAGGTAACCTTTAATTCTTGACCTGCTACTTTTACAGTAAAGGTGGAATCAGGTTCTTTCTGAATGTTATCTGTTTGTTCTTGAGATACTTCAGTTTCAGAAACATCACTAGTCTCTTGTTCTGTTTCTGTTTGCGTTTCCTCTGTAACCTCAGGTTGATCTGTTTCAGATTCCTGATTTATTGGTTCTTCAGCAACGTCTTGTTGTTCTGTTTGAACTTGAGCTTCTTGCTCAACTTCAGTTTTTGCTTCTGGTTTTTTAACCTCAGCAATTTTTCCTGTTTGCGGATTAAGCAATCCAGAAATTGATTTTGCAGCTATCTGCACATCAGACGCAGCTCCCTTTGTGGGGTTAGCTTGGTACTCTGACATATTGTCTCCTTTTAGTTGAAGTTCCGCTATAAAGCGGTTGACCTATCCTAATTTTTATTATTAGAATTTTTGACCATCAATGGATTTTCTGAAATCTTCTAATTGCTTCTTAGCAAGTTTTCCAGTTTCCATTATCTCAATAAAGTGTTGTTCCACTTTTTGAACGATTTGAAATGCTAGCCATAATTTTTCTCTAGCATCTTGTTCGTTAACGCCTGTGTTTAACAGACTTTGAGAGTACAATTTTTTTAAATTCTCTATCGCTTCCACAAAGATTGGATTTGATAAACCAAGTCTTGCTTTCTCTGATCTACTTAATTCCGATTGGAGTTTCGTTTGATCCATTTCCTGCATTTAATTCCTGTACTTGTTGTCCAAATTCTTGCGTAGCTTTTTGTGCCGCTGTTAAATTCTTAGAAGCATTATTTAATCTAGCTTTAGTTAGATCTACTTCTCCTTGTAATTTTGCAACGTCAATCTGTGTATTATACTTTAACTCTAATTCTTTCATTTTTGTCTGAAAGTCAAGCTGCATTTTAGAACTGTCTAGTTGTAGTTCTTTAAATTGTAATTCTAAATCAGCTTGTTTTCTTTTGTTTTCACTATCTATTCTAGTGAATTCAATCTTTTCAATAGGTGTTAAAGCAGGTGCTTGTGGTGGTTGAACATACTGCATACCAACATCTGGGTTAACAAAGTAATTTTCTGTATTTTTAAGACCAGCATTTTCAATCATCTTAGATAACGTATTATAAATATTTTTTAAAGTTACCATTGGATATTCTTTATTGCCTTGCAAAGTAAATGCTTGCATTTGTTTTTCAAGAATACTGTTTAAAATAACTAATTGTTGTTCTTTAGAACCTGAACCTAATCCAACTACAATATTAATATTATATTTATCTTTCCATTCAGTTGGTCTTACTGGAATAAATACATTGTTTAATTGTACTAATCTTTCTACTTCTTGATACTTAACTGTTAATTCAAAAATCTTTTCAAATAATTCTTTAACGCCAGTCTCTGCAAATATTCTAGCAATTAACTCCATACGCATTTGTGTTTGCGTCATTAAAGTATTAATTCCTGTTGCAGTTTTATTTAAACTGTCAGCGTCTAATCCTTGTGCATATCTTGTAACACCAGTTCTAGTTTCTCTAACTGTGTCTAAGTATTCAAGTAATGGAAATGCTTGAGCAGAAATTGTTTGGTTCTGCATTGGTAACATAACTTGAGAAGGTGGTTGTTTTGTTCTTACAACTCCGCCTGGTCTAGCTGTTAGTAAATCATCAAGATTTACCATTCCATCCATAATCGCAATACGATTATTATTTGTCAGATACATATTATCTAACAACTGTCTTAAAACTGTAGATTTAATTAATTGAATATCTTGTACTAATTCAGAAACTGATCTGCCATAAAATCTATGTGGCATTGGTATTGGAGTTAACGAACAAAAAGGAATAGAATCAACTTCAACGTTTTCTAAAATATTATCTGCAGTATCTCCTATAACTGTAATCTTTCTTAATTCTGCAAGACCATCTCCATCAAAGTCTAATCTTACATAACATTCAAAAACATCAATTGCATCTGTAGAAGAGTCTGGTGATGAAGCAAAAGGATATTCGTCTATATCAGAATACCTAGTTAGTTTTTCAGAGTTAAAAATAATTTCTTGTGAGTGAGGTAATGCAGAGATAACATCTTTGTCATATCCCATTTGAATTAATTCAGTTCTAGTCTTAGTAGTTCTATGAGCTACAAAATTAGCATCTTGAATTGTTTTAGCGTTTCTTTGTATTAAAAATTCTTCTGGTGGTACGTTTTCAATTTTAACTCTACCTTCATCTGAGTGTCGTCTTATTTTAATGCTATGAAGTTTTGGTCTTGGTAAATTTAAAGCTTGACCTTGTTGCGCAGCAATTGCTTCTAGCGCTTTTATTTGTTCATCTTGAGATTCATCTTCTTCTTCAATGTGTTCAAGAACTTCTACATTCTTATCATTAATAATTGCTTGGTAAGAATCTTCGTTTAAATCTTCGTAAGTTTCATGTTCGTATTTTTTTGTCTCTTCCCAATAAACTTTAACGATACCATTTTTTTCTAAAAGAGCATCTTTGAACCAGCTATATAAAATTGTAAAACCTGGATTATCTTTATTAAAAATATAATTAATATAATTTGTTGCTTGTTCAGCAAGAGCAACATCTTCTGCTTTTACTGGTTCGCAAACAACCGTTCTGTCAGATGCTGTAAAAATTCTAAGAAGATTTGGAAGTATAGTTTCAATTGTATCTGCAACGTCAGTAGAGACAACTTGTGAGCGACCATCTATTTCAGTTCCTAGTTTTTCTCCTAGATAATATTCAATAGATTTTTTTCTTTGCTCAGATAATTGACCACCAAGATAACCTAATGCTCCATTAATTTCTGCATTAAGAATTGCTTTAATTTCTGTGTCTGATAATTTTGCCATATTAAATAATATAATTCGTATTTACTTCTATCTTTTTTTTCCAATTTGTCATCTCAATTCCGTAACCCACAACACCTGTTCTTAAAGCATCTGCGGCATGGCTTGCAAAATTGTGTATGGGTCTATTCCTAAAACATTGGTTTATGTCATCCCATTTTTTCTGGTAAGATTTTAAACATTCCATACCATAATGGCATTTGTTTTTGTCAAACCAACAGTTAGGCAAAACCTTTCTTACTGCTTCAATACCATCTTCTAAAGATAGTTTCGGCGCAACCTCAAATGCTATACCTAATTCTAAGGCAGTTTCCAACCTTGATTTTCCATAAGCCCCTAGTTCTCTAACCTTGATATCATGTGGAGCAATATGTCTTGAATACTTATAACCCTTGCTTTCAATAATATTAGCGTAGTGGTCTAATCCTTCGCCGGCGTTTTCGTAAAAATCTATTAATCTTATTTCACCTTTGTGTCTCTGTGCAAACCAAATCACAGTAGAATCATTCATTCCTAAATCCCACCATGTTTCAACCGGCAGCGCTTTGTCGTATAAATTTTCTATAACTCTATTTGTCTTTTCTAAGTTTTCAATAATAGCTCCATAGTAAGAACCTGTTATTGCAGCTTGAAAAGAACATTCAAATTCTTGTTCAAACAAATCCTCAGACATAATAGATTTGGCAGCTTTTAATTCATCATCATCTAGTATCTTTGTTTCAGATGCTCTGTGTATTGATGAATACCAACCTTCTGTCTTTTGAGCGTATTGGTATAATTCAAAAAAATAATTTTTGCCTTTTGGCGTTCCAATAAATACACACCAACCTTTCCTATCTGCCAAAGCTGGTCTTATGATTTCAGGAAATAAATTTGGTGCAATGCTTTGCGTTTCATCTAAAACACAACCATCTAAAAATATACCTCTTAATGCCTGGTCATTCTCAGCGCCAAGAATTGTAATCCTTGCGCCATTTGGAAAGTCAGCTCTTAATTCTGATTCGTTAAACTTAACACTTGGTATCTTGCCAGCAAAAGTTTTGATGTAATCCCAAGCTGTTGCTTTACCTTGTTTGAAAGTAGGAGAGATAAATGCGTACCTAGAATTTGGCTTCTTGGTGTACATCGCATCTCTAATCATGTGATTAATACACATCACAGTCTTACCTGCTCTTCGGTGCAAGACCAATACGGAGAATCGGTGCTTAGAGATATTATCATGCAATTTTTTTTGCAGTTCTCTTGGCTTGTATGGAATCTCAAATATTGGCATTTTTAAATAAAACCCCCCTATCCTTAATGGACAGTCAAGGGTTTAGCAACTGGTATCTTATCTAGTTCTAATTCTTCTGTAATGTGCTGACTAAAACTCCAAGCATCTTCGTAATCTTCAAAGCCATTGAACATAACGATTACTGAGTTGGTAACTTCATCAACCATTACTAGCGCTTTGTATTTTGTATGTTTCATTTGGGTTTTTGTAGTTTGTATGTGTGTACCTTCTAACGTTATATTGACGCCGCCGGAAATTGCTTTGGTGGTAGGGTCGCTATAAAACCCCCCCTATTTGCCCTGTAAAACTTAAGAACGCCTGCCTGCCTGGCGCAATACAACCTATGCTGCATTTCCGATAATTGTTTGTTATCACCAGTTTTAGACAATAGCTTGTCAACAGCGCAGTAATTCTACTCATGGTTGCTAGTGATAACTTATGATTATCAATAGTAATGAGGTTATTAGCTTATAAGTTGTGTGTGCAAGTTTATGTCTGAACTTTGCAATTATCTTCCAACTATCCAATCAAATCAACAGCTTTAATTAAAAAACAACTAATAATTAATCCTGCCATTTAATAATAATTGGGTCTTTATTGTTCCCAGATAAGCTTAAATTGTCCTTTTTAGCATATACTTTTGAAGCTATTCTCTCACTCTTCCACTTTGCTAAATCTAAATAAGCTTTGATTAAATGTGTCTGGGCTAAGTCCGGTCTCAAGTTCTTGTCTGTTTCGTTCTGTGATTTATTAATACTTTTGTTTATGTACTCTTCAGCATTAGCTAAAAGATATTCGCAACCGTCTTGCTTAGCTTGAGTATATTTCTCTCTGCGTTCTGGGTATTTATTTATCCATTGTCTAAAGCACTCCCAAGTTGGTCGCTCTGGTCTCTCCTTAGTGTTTAGCACTTCTCTGATTGACTGACCTTCTGCAAGTTCCTGACATATTTGGTCAAAGAGTTGCTCTGTATATTTTGTTTTATTTGCCATGTATTAGTTCCTATTATGTTCTTGTTGATAAGTATATTAAATAATTGTTTGTATGTGTTGACTTAGTGTGTACGTTATGATTTATTCCGAATCATTAACAAATAACTACGGAGATAAAAACAATGGGTACTAGATGCAATATAAATATAAAAATGTACAACACAAATATCTGGTTATATAGACACCATGACGGCTATTTATCTGAAACAGGTAATAACCTTGTTTGTAATTTAATTCATTCTAAAGATGCTCAATCATTTTTAGAAAATCTTTTAAATGAAAAATATGAGGTTGATAATTTAAGACCTGCTAGAAAGATATACGAACTTACAACCTCTCAACATGGAGATATTGAGTATTTATATACTTTTGATTTTTCAAATAATAATAATTGGGTTGATGTATATATTGAAAAATTAGAATATACAGACAGTCCAATCAAAAAACCTAAAATGATTTTAGAATCTAGATGTTTAGCAATGGATAATAAAGATCCAGAAGTTATGCCAAATGCTTTTAAATTAATTTTTGAAGAAAGAAATAAAAAATTATTTGGTCAAGCTGCTTAACTTTTAAGAACTTGTAACCTTGTATTTATACAGGGTTACAGGATCTTAAAATAAATTAAGATCAAAACAACCGGAGATATAAACTAATGATTAAAATAAAAGATAAAAAAATACATGTTTCACCAGATACTAAAAATTATGTTTATTATCTGACTTTAGAAAATGATCCTGTTGAATATGAATTAACTTATTCTTATTCTAATAGTTCTTTTTATAAAGGCGTCTCAGCAACACTATCAATTGTAACCGGTAACTTTGCTAAAGCTATTGCATGCAAACGCTTGCAATCAATTAATAGATTTACACTTAATCAAGTCTGTAAAGTATTTGATTATTACAATCTCAATAAACCTGCTGGACAGATTTTATTAAATCAACTTTACTACAAGGAGCTAAACTAATGAACGAAGATTTAAAACAATGCTTGCTAGCAATATTATTTATTGCTGCTTGCTACGCTTCTATGTATTTATTTTATTATGTCAGTAAATATTTAGACTATATTAACTAACGTATTAAAATGGATAACGACTCACCAATTACAGCTTTAGTAATATTTGGCATTAATATTTTAATATTAATTACCTACTACGTTCTCATGTAGTTTCATCAAGTGGAGTATCGGATAACAATGTATATGGAGAGCAACACTCCACTTGAAATCTTAATTTAATCTATATGTTTAGGGGATAAAAAGAGAGATTTAAGATTAAGATTATATTGGATATAAAAATATCAATACTATCAGATTTCTGTACCTAAAATGTTCTTTTTGTCAATCGTTATAAAATAAATATTAATTGCTTTTAGATATTAAACTTTGATATCCTACTCTGTTCACTAAATTACAGGCGTCAAATAGAGCTAGTCTATATCTATATTTAAGCTGATTAAACGTTAAGTCTAAATACATTCTATTAAGTTCTCTAATGCTTAAGCGTTCCGGAAAGTTTCGCAGCGATAATAATTCTCTGTTGTCCTTATCAAGTTTTAACAATGTGAATATCACAAGCTCATAAATTGACAGCTGCTTGGGTGTTGCTTTGAGGTTCTTATTTTTCTTATCATGATAGCCCCAGTCCTTACTATCATAATGAACTGTTCCTATTATCTTAAACATGGAAGGCGATCTATTGTTCTTAACTCCTGGTATTATCTTCTCAACAAATGATGATGTCTTTAAGTAATTATCAAATTCTTCTATTGTTATTGGAGTATCAATCATTTTTTGGCGCAGCAGTTCCGGCGTAGCTTTTCCCTTGTGTCATGGCTAAATACTACCTACCATATCTTGATATAAATACAATTGGTCTTGCAGTTATCCCCCCCTTTAATAAACAAACAATAACCTCTGGAGTGCTAGCTATGCTTTAGTCTGATTGCCTTAAGCTTATATAAGCTTATATGCTTATATATGCTTATATACTTAAATATACTTATAAGATTATATATAGGTATATATATATAGGTATATATAATGTCCAAATTTTGGACTACCCCTGTTCAAATTTTGAACATACCCCCCCTAAAGAATACTGATTATATTATCTGTTTTAGATGTGTGCTTCTTAGTAGATTTCTTTTTAATACCTACCTTTATAAACTTACGGAACTCATTATTACGCTTAATAGACTCCTGGCGTTTTGATTTATCCAATGTGTAAGTTGATGTCTGCTCTAAATGGGTCTTAAATCTTGCAACGTACCCCAAATTTTGCAAGCGATCCAAATACTTGATGATTGTACCCCTAGACTTAATCCCTGTGCGTTCTTGTAGGTATTTAAGCGATACTCTAATACCTCTTGGAGCATGCTCATAAGACTTTAAGATAACGTAGATAATCTTCTCATGGGAATTGAGTTCAAACGAATCTAATATATCTTTAGTTATCTTCTCAAATTTAATTGTCTCAGGTTTCATTTCTGTACTTTAAAATCTGCTTCTAGTTCTAATTTTAATTTACTGAAACTATTCCATATTTCAAAGTAAGGAAACCACAGTCCATTCTTTTGGGCTTTGCAACTGATGTGATGAATGATTGTAGTGTGGTCTCTGCCTGCCAAAATTTCCCCAATGTTATGCAACGAATAAGGGGTTAGTTCTTTTAATAAATTTATAGCAACACTTCTTGCAATAACTAAATGCCTATCCCTTTTCTCTGACAACATTAAATTAATATCAACCCCAAAATGACTAGCAGTTCTGTAAATAATAGCATCTATGATTGGCGATACTTTTGTTATCTTAACATTGCGCTTTCTTGAAAACTCCATAGCTTTGTAATTGCCAATGTGCTGCAATGCCAAACGATAACCTGTTTTAAATCCGGCTTTAAAAAAAGCTGAGTCAGATGCATTTACTTTCTGAAACATGGTTGGTTGAATTAAACTTCTAACTTCTCTACGCCATTCGTTTTGTGGTTTTGGTCTCATAGTTTTCTCCCCATTGTTAAGTTAAAACTTTCTTTTCTTCATGTATAAATCTTGATTTTTATGTTTCTGCTTTCTTATCACAGCTTCCTTTAAACATCTTATACAATAATCCTTGCCATCAAATTCAACCTCTGCTTGAAACACACAATCACAGCAAAGTGGGAACTCATTGTTTTTGTTTTCCATCATTTCAAATACTCACTAATAATTTCAGAAGATAATAGTTTAATAATCTTTCTGTATTCTTCTGTGTCTAATAAATCATACACAGCTAAACGTTGAATTAAAGTTAACTCATCTACTTTAAATTTAAAAACCTCTAAGTTAATTAACTTCTCCCTCAATGCTTTCGTTGCAACAGGATCAATCCTTGCCATGTCTAATGCTTCGTTAAGTGTCATCTTAAACGGTTTTTCTTGTTTCGCAGGCATATAATAATACTTCTTGGTTTCTAAAGAATGTTCCTATCTGTTTTCTACCCTTATAGTTCCTAATGTTTTTTGAATAAGTTAATTTGTTAAACACTCTATCGCATTGATAAGCAGATTTTTCATTGTAAAAATCAAAAGTAACAATGCTACCGTTCATCAATAGAATTGTTAAAACTAATTTCATATTAGTACAAAGATAATAACCAATACAAAGACAACACCAATAAACTTAACTCTAATTTTATTTAATCGTTTATCTTCTGCCGATTGTTTTTTTTCTAATTCTTTTTGCATACTAAAATCCTTAATAATCTTATGCTGCATTTTATAGTAATAATTTATGTCCATGATTATAAGAATATTGCAATAGATAAGCAGACAGAAATGATAAAAGCAAATAATATTATTTTTTTTGTTTCGCTCATATTACTGTAATTGATTTGATACAACCTGCAGGAATTGCAACGACATCAGCGAAATCTATAGACTGATCCTTGTTAAAACTCCAAGAACTGAATATCTTTACTGTGTTTCTTGTCTTAGAAAATAAGAAACCAACTGAAGTACACTCAGCTAAAGTGTGATTTAAAACTTCTGCTTCTGTTAACCAAGCGCCATCAGCATTACAAATATCCATCCAAACAATCTCTACTCTTTGGTAATTAAATTTATTATCCATTAAATATACTCTCTATTGAAATTAAATCTGTTAGTGGAACTGAATAAACCTTTGGTCTATTTTCATATCCAAAATTAGTTAAGTATTCTGGCTTGCCTAAAGCATCACTTGAATTGATATAACCTATCACTTCAAATATTGGACAGCGATCAATAACTAATATGTATATTTCATTCGCCGAACTATCTTGTCTGATGATTAAGAAGTTTTCATTCTTAGGGGTCTGGCAACGAACTTGTACTCTTTGATTTCTAAAATATAAATCAGCACCCTTAAAATTATTTACATGGTGGTTGAAATGTACCTTTAAACATTTTGCAACAGCAAGTTCAGCTAACGTACCTGATAAAGACTTTGCAACTTTGTCATTAAAGTTACCAAAGTAACCATGACCCCAATTAATATTCTGTCTCATGCTTTCAGTAATACGCATCAACGCTGTACATCCTGATGTATAAATTTCGTATTCGTCTAATTTAATTTGAATCATTGTGATTCGTTTTACTAATTTGATTTGTTTTAACTGTCAATAATTTATCAACACAAACAATTAAATATTAAATAAACAATTATATCTCATTGAATTATATATGTTATTTTTTATGAATAAATTAATTGATTATAGTATTGCAATAAACTGTAAATAGTTATACTGATTCGTTACATGAACGATTTAAGAATTACTGACCCAGCTTATAAAGCATTTGGTTTAGAGTATGCTAGCGTCTCACAAAATAAATTACCTGAAGATAAAAGATTTTTTAATTACATAGTTCTTACACCACAAGAAAGAATGAACATGCCTAAGCGTTCTCACTTTACTATGGGAAACATTGTTCATAACGCAGTACAAAAAATTCTCTGCAAAAAGGAAACACTAAAAGATGTTATCTTTGATAAAGAGAAATCATTATTCAAATCATTAAGAGCAGAAAAACCAATAGACGAAAAAGATAAAGCCAAAAGATATTACATGGCTAAAAATTTTAAATTAACATTAAAGCAATTTCAAACAGCAATAGAGAGTCTGCCAAAACAAAATTGGAATTTTGAAACTGAGTATGCAACCTGGATAGATGGAATAGGAACTTACTTTAAAATGTTTATAGATTTAGAGGGGCAAGATTATATTGTAGATTTAAAAAATATATTTGGTTCAGTAATTAAAACTAAAAAAGGTTATTCATATACTAAGAGAGCAGTACCTCAACAACCATTCCATAGTGATTGTATGCAAATGGCAGCTTACTCATACGCAACAGGCGGTAAGAAACCTGTGCTTATTTATGCTAATCATTTTGAACATAAAGTATTTACTGAAAACAATTGTGATGATTTAAAACCTGAGAACTTAAAACATTTCTTAGATGAGTTGGTTATGTACCAACAAATATGGGAACAGAAATTAAAGATGGCTAATGGAGATCCTTATGCTTTGGCAAGACTTATTAAACCAGATTTTTCAGACATAAGAAAAAAACAAGACTTTTTTTGGAACGATGTGCCTGAAGAATATATAACTAGATTTTTAAATTATTATAAAAATGAGAAACGATAGATTTGAAATGTTTATTATTGCTATGCTTGCATTAGTTGCAGTTGAAACAATAAGACATTTATTTGGGATATGAAAACAATTAACAATAACAAAGGAGAAAAGATGGAGAGTATAAACCTGATAGATGCTATCAAAGAATTTAGTGAAAATACTAAAGACAGTTTCATTAATATTCAAGGTAGAAAATATCTTAAAGTAGTTGATAGACTAAACTTTGTAAGACAAAAGTTTGGTGAGAGACTATGCGTTAAGACAACAACAACATACCCAGATGGTATGGCAATGTTTCAAACTGAAATCTTTTTAGATGGAAAGTTAATAGGAACTGGACATTCTAAACAGACAGTAAAGAAAGATAAAGAATTTGAGAAGATAGAATCAGTATCTATTGGAAGAGCTTTAGGTATAGCAGGGTTCGCAGGTTCAGAGCTAGCAACCTTTGAAGAGATGAATGATTTTGTTAAATCAAATCCAGTACAAAATTTTAGTAATACTTATGTTCAATCTAAGTCTCAATCTACAGATGACGCTAGAGACGACATCATTACTAAGATACAAGATGCAGAAAAGTTTTCAACAACACCTGGAATATTAGAAAAGAACTTGCAACAAATTTGGTCGCAGTATTCTGAGAAGCTAGGGTTTATGCAAGTTGAAGATCAAGACTTCTACAACACAATACTACAAGCTAGAAAAAAAGCAGAGCAAACAGTAAGAACAAGGAGTAACAATGGCAGATAATAAATATGATAATACACTTTCTCTATGGAAAAATGCAAAGCGTAGAGAAGGGAAACAAGACCCACAATATACAGGTAGCGGAATGATTGATGGAAAGAAATGGTCTATCTCTGGTTGGATTAATACAGCTAAGAAGAATGAGAAAGCACCGGATATTTCTATTAAAGTAAATCCGTTTAAAGAGTCAACAAAAGATAAAATGCCGTTTTAATCTATGAGCGATAATATTAATCCAAGTCATTATAAGAACAAATCAATAGAGACTATCCATGCTATATGCTCTCAGTTATCTGAAGCAGAAATGGTTGGTTATCTTAGAGCTTCTATAATGAAATACATTATGCGTTTTGGTAGTAAGAATGGTTTTACTTTAGAGAAAGCCATTGAAGATACAAGAAAATGCAAATGGTTTTTGGATCAATTATTATTAGAACTAGATACTATTAAGAGTTCAGGTAATGACTCTTATAAACATTCTAATGTTCATAGTTTATTTCCAAAGGATAAAAAATGAATAAGAAGAATGGCAAAGACTATATATTTCTAAGTAAAGTCAAGGCAGATGTATTAAATTACATAGCTAACTTTGTTAAAGAAAAGAACTACTCCCCCACTTTAATAGAGATTGGCAATCGCTTTGGCTTTACTAGAAGTAGATCAAATGCAATCGTAAATGATTTAGCTAGAGCTAATCTATTATCTAAGGATGTAAGATACCCCCAGAGAAAGATTAAACTAAGTCATCAACAACTAACAAAGATAAGTTCTTTGAAAGTCAACGAAATATATCCGGTAAATGAAATTTGAAAAAACTTATTTTTACGAATTCAATGCAAAGTTTAAAGAGATTTTTGATGATGTGGAAGTTGCCGCAAAGTCAGAAAAACCTGGCAAGATAAAAGACTTAGAGATTACTAATGTTAAATTTATCTCTGCCAACATTAAACAGGTAAAAGAAAAAGAAAAGAATGGATAGAGAAAACGATCCTAAAAAACAAGTCAAGATAGAAAAGCGTTATTATACTCTACTTGAAAAAGAAAAGAAGTTAGAAGAAGAAGCGCTTAAAGTTGCAGAGAAGAAAAGGAAAGCTGCATACGAACTTGGTATGAAGGATTTAGAATTTGAAGATATAGCCAGTTAAAGAATAATTGGTATGCGTACTGTAGGTTGTAAAACAACTAAGGAGAGAGACATGACTAAAAAAAGAGAGATAGTAGGTTATCATGGATATTATGATAGCAAGAAGAAGCGCAGAGTGTTAAAGGTATTGTATAAAAAAATTTAATTATTAATGAATTCAATTGGAGAAATAGACTGCCAAATGAATATTGACTATGTCAATTTTGAAAGTGTCTATATTTGTTTTTATCTAGCGTAGAAGTATAGGGAGTTTTTCGTTGAGACTCCCTATATTAAATTATTTTTTAACGCCTTTAATTATTCCTTTATTAAAAGATGCATAGAATACAGAAGCTCCTCTTTTCTTACCATAATTTTTTTGCATTTCTTTCATAATCTTTTTTCCCTTTTTACTTAGCGGCATAGTTATTCCTTTGTATTATAAAATTGACTATCATCATTTTCTGTTCTCCAGCTGTCAGTCTCTACGCTTGGATAATCCATATTAGTTTTATAATCTGGAATATTATCTTTAACAGTAAAGTTAGGAAGATTAAACAAAATTCTATTATTAGGCATTAAAGCATAGTTGCCTTGCCATAAATCATTCTCTGCTATCTCTAATATATGATGATGTTTATGTTCTGGTGATATTTCTGAATAAGTAGTGTTTAATAAGTTAATATCAGGTTGACAATAATCTATTGAGAATTCGTAATTAGCTTTATGTAATTGATTATTTCTATCTAAGAATTTACATTGAGAAGTAGCTAAAGCATTATACTCAACAACGCCTGCATAATAAGATAGACAATCCCAATAAGCCAAGTCTTTTAATTGTAAATCTTTAACTTGATTTCTTTTATATCCATCTGCAAAGAAAGCATGAATTGGAAGTCTTGCATAGTTAGCACCATTAGGCAGCAAGATATTAAATAAAGGAGTTCTACCTTCTAATGTAGTAATAGAATGGATTAAGCAATCCTCTTCTTCTCCTATATGTTTTTCTTTATTATATAGAAACTCTAGTCTGATCTTTGCTTTCCAGACTGGGATGTTGTGGTTTAGAAACGCCATCGTTATATTCTTTCTCCATGCAATTTACATGCTGGCATTTTCTATCTGCGTAGATAACAAATGAATCTGTATTAACAATTTCAACAGCACAAGATTTACAAAAACCTACATGCTGTAATCTGAATTTTTTTTTAGACATCTACCAATTTTTGCAAGACCAATATCTAGCTGTGAATTTATCTTTAGCTGTATCGCAGTTGTGTCTAGCTCTAAAAGATTTTCTTCTTGATGATATAAATTTTTTAATCTTCATCTCAGGATCACCATATCTAACTAACTTAACTTGGTTACCCTTCTTAGCAAGAACAGCAAACTTCTTTCTCTCTCCTGGAGTTCTTTTCTGTTTATTATATCCGGAGAATTTCTCTCCTCTATAAACAACCATTATCTTGCTAATGGATTAGATGAGCTTGCTCTAAGTTCTTTCATTTGAACTTTTAGTAATTCAATTTCTTTTTGTGCAATAGCTAAGTCTTGTTTAATCTGACCAGCTTTAGCAGGATCAATGCTGTCAATCTTTGACATGATCTCTCCATACTTGATGAAGCCACCACCAATAGTACCAATGATTGCAACTGTTGCTATAATTTCTTTTAAATTATTCTTAACTTTATCTATCATATTAACCTTTTGTTTTTCTAAGTTTTTCTAATTGGATAATAATATCATCCTCTTCTTCTTGTATTTGTTTTAACATATTTTGTCTAGCTACCAATGGGTCTTTGTTTATATAATTGTTTAGATTAACATTAACATATATGGCTTTTTGTTCCAGTTGTAATTGATTAAAGAAATCAGGATTAGGAACACCTACCATTTGCTTTGATATATAAAATGGTTTATTCTCATACACACTTAAACTAGGTTGATTACTTTTTAATGCGTCAATTTTTATTTCTTGTACTGACTTCACTTTTGTATCTACACCTTTTAATTCTTTTTCTACTTTATCTAATTGTTGTTTCGCTTTGGCATCTACCTGCGTACTGCCTACACTTTGTTTCTCTTCAGTTGAAGAAACTTTAGTAGTATCTTTGCCTGTGGGTAACTCTTCTTTTGAAGATTTTTGTTCTTTGATTGACTCTTCTTTGTTCTCTGTTTGTTCTTTATTAACTTCTTTAGGTTGTTCTGTGGATTGTTTTGTTTGTTCTGGCGCTGGTTGTGCCAACTGAATTGTTTCATTAATCTTTGTTGGTTCAGAAGATTGCTGAACTACAACAGGAGATTCTATAACCGGAGATTCAATAATTGCTGCAACAATAGGTTCTGTAATTGTAACTTGCTGAATAACTGGACTTAAAATTTCAATGGGAGTTATTGTAATAGGTGGCAAAGGATTTGTTACATACGTAACAGTCAAAGAAGGATTAATTAAATCAGCAGCATAGTGATATGGAGAATTTGTAGATTCATAAAAAGAAAATCTACTTGTAATACTGTAATTGTTTTGTAAGTTTTTATCTATAACAGCTATGTTTAAATAATTATTAAAATAAGAATTAGTAAAGTTAACTGTTCTATTTTGTGTGGTAGATACACCGTTATCATTAGTAATAACTTGTGTCATGGTTACATTTTGATTTGGATTGCCAGACCAAAACCAAATATCTGCACCCTGAGTAGATGTAAAACCCTCATTGATTTGTGCTTTAGATAATCCAACAGTAGATAATGAAATTGTATTCTCAATATATTGACCACTAACTCCTGCTATTGTTCCGCTACCATGAGTAGAATAAAGATTAGTTCCACTCCAACCATTAGCAGTTGTGAATGTACTTGGAGTTAAATTAGAAGTTGTTGTTGTTTGAGAAAATGAAACTACAGAAGTAATAAACCAAATAATAAAAGTGTAAAAAATGACCATGAGTTTTCTTTCGCTTCGTACCAAGCGTCTATATCTTCAACTACTTTTTTTCAGTTAAAGACTCCTGCTTTTTTGTTTCTTCAATTACTTTTAGTTTTTCAATATATAAATTATAATCTGGTCTTAGCTTGTCATACTTCAACCATTGAGCAGTTGCGTCAGCTCCAATCTTACCTTCAAATGGACATGGTGTTCCTGAATTTTCCATTGCATGAAATACTCTTGCGTCTTGGCAAAGGATAGAAACAGAAGCCACTTTCATTCCAAGATCATTTAGAACTTTAGCTAGTTTAATTCTTTCACAGTTTTCATCTTTAGTATAACTGCCACCAGATATACCTACTCCGAATGTTGACACTCCACCACTATATCCGACAACGCATAAGTCTTGTGAGAAGGCAGACATTGCTGGTGCAGATGCTGTTGCTGCAACTCTTGTGTCTCCTGAATAGGCGTTTGTAGTAGAATTAGTTGTTGTAGTAGAATTAGATGCAGAACCTGATTCGTATGTTGAAGAACTGGAAGAAGTATATCCGCCAGTAATAGAAGTATTACTACCAGAAGTATTATTCTGTGTAGTTGTTTGAGATGATGCACTAGTGATTAAGCATAGTATTAAAACTATAGTTGTTAGTATAATGTTCTTTCTCATCTTATTTTTTATAACCTTTTTTCTTAATTACTTTTTTAAATCTTATAACTCTTTTGTATCTTAGGGGTTCATGTTTGAACGTAATGTATTCTTTTAAAAAGTTATTTATCTTCTTAAATATATTCATTATTCTTTATTAGATTGTTTGTTGGCTAAACTTCTAGCAATACTTTCACCAGATCTTCCAACTACATATCCGCCTAACCCTATTTGTAACAATGTCCAAACATCTCCTGGTAATTCAAAACCAACAACAATGCCTGTAATCATTTTAATAATAGGTGCAAAGATATAATTGAATACTAAAACAAATATTAAAACGTACATTAATAATGGTCTCCATGATGCAGAAAACCAACCTGATTTAGCTTCAGCTTCTACGATAGATGCTGCTGCTTTTAATTCTTCAGTAGATGATTTTAATAATTGTTCGTTTAACTGTGCTTTTAATTTTGCTTGTAAGTCTTTATCTTCAACAGACTTTTCTATTGTACTGAATAATATTTTTGCAAGTGGCGCAATAGCATTTAATGCTGGTAACATATTTTTATCTAACCTCTATTTTTGTTGATTTAACTTATGCGCAAGTTCGCATAAGATCAGATAACTCTTGGCAACGTTTAGGAGTCTGAACTCTCCATTGAGAGTCTAACATCTGATTTGCAGCTTCATTATAGTCTTTTTTTCGTAACGCTTCAAACATTTTTTTAAATTTAGAAACCCCACCAATACCTAATTGGAATACCATTTCTACTATAATTTCTCTTGCAGTATCACAAATATCAATGCCTTCTAATAATTGTTCTGCATTATAAGCTGATCTATTAAAGTCTTTATCAAATAAAACTTCTAATAAAGATTTATCGTATTGAATACCCTCTTCAAAATCATCATCTTCAGTTAACAAATGTCCATAACCGATAGTGGCTTTGCCTAATGAATCTAAATAAACAGTATTTCTAAACCCCTCATGTTTTTTAATTCTATCTTTAACCGCTTTATAATCCATAATACATTTACAATTATTTAATAAGACACAACCTATATCATTGTATAGGTAATTAATGCACTTACTTGATACTATCCATCTTTTCTTTGTTGTTGAAAACATCAACTAAATCTTTAAATGACTTGTAACATTTTTGTTCTTTTCTGTTTTTCTTATATTTGTTTTGTTCAACTGTAAGTTTATTTTCTTTAGATAATTCTTGGTTATGTTTTAAATCTGTTAGTATTTGTTTTGTGTCAATAATCATTAGTTCAACACCAAGTTGTTTTTGTTTTTCATTTGGAGATCTGTGAATATTATGATTGTTTTTTTTACGATATGATTTTGTTTTAACATCTATTAATCTTACTATACCATTTGGTTTGATTGCAACCAAGTCAAAGATACATTGTGGATCAATTGACTTTGCAACCATATATCCTTGTTTGACAAGAGAACAAATCGCTTCATATTCTGATATAGCACCTATAGCACTTTTACTTAATTGGCTAACAGTCTTACTATTAGATCTGCTACCGCCCCTATACTTAGTGTTAAGACTAACCATAACACCTTATATATGGTATTGATCTTATCTTCAATATGTTTCAGATGATTATTCATTAATAAATCAATCTTTTGGTCTAGTAATTTTAGCTTTCCGTTCAATATAAGTATCTGTTCGTTGTTTTTTTGTGATTGTGTACTCATGTTATTTTACATAATTCCTAATAAGTTCTTTTAAATAATCTTTGCCTAAAGTCTCATCTAGTATTCTTCTTTGTGATAATGGTATTTTTTCTATTTCATATTTTAAAATAAACGGAGCTAACCC